CAAATCAGACATGACGTTTTCTGCACTCGAGCGCGGTTTGAGTGTGGAGCAAGTGCGAACTGAATTGCTGGCCGCCAAAGCTGATGCGAGTCCTGAGATCCGCTCACACATCATGCCGCAGGCCGGTACCCAAGCGACGGCCAAGCCAGAAGTGAGTCCTGTGGTGCTTGCGGCACAACAGCGCGCTCAAAAGCTCGCCGCCAATCGTCCTTCTTACAAATCCAACTAGGAGTTTTAAATGTCAGTTCTCGTCAATGAGTTGACCTTGGGCGATTTGCTCAAGTATGAGGAAGAGTCCCTCTATTCCCGCGACCAAGTCACAGTCGCTGCAGGCCAGAACTTGCGCATCGGTACGGTCCTTGGCCGTGTAGATGCTAACGGCAAGGTCAAAGCGCTTGATCCTGCTGCCACCGATGGCACGCAAATCGCCACAGCAGTTTTGTTGCAGTCCGTAGATGCCACAACGGGTGACAAATTCAGCGGTATCGCGGTAACCCGTCAGTCCATCGTTGCGCACCACGCACTCGTGTGGCCCGCAGCCATCACCGCCGAAGAAAAAGCGACTGCCACTGCGCAGCTCGAAGCCGTCGGCATTCTCGTTCGTCAAGGAGTCTAAGCAATGAACAATCCTTTCCAGTCCCCCGCGTTTTCGATGACCGCATTGACCGCCGCGATCAACATCTTGCCTAACCAGTTTGGCAAGATTGAACAGATCAACCTCATGCCTGCCAAGCCTGTGCGTTTTCGCCAGATTGCCATTGAAGAACGTGATGGCGTGTTGAACCTCTTGCCCACATTGCCTGTGGGTGCCCCCGGCACTGTCGGACAGCGCAGCCGCCGCAAGTTGCGCTCGTTCATGATTCCTCACATCCCACACGACGATGTGGTGTTGCCTGAGGAGATTCAAGGTCTTCGCGCTTTTGGCTCTGAGACAGACACCGAGACCGTGGCCAACGTGATGACTGATCACTTGCAGTCCATGCGCAACAAGCATGCGATCACTTTGGAGCACTTGCGTATGGGTGCTCTCAAAGGTGTGATCTTGGATGCAGATGGTTCCGTGCTGTATGACCTTTTTGAAGAGTTCCAGATCACGCCTGCCGTGTTCAATTTCGAGCTGAACAAGAAGGACACGGACGTTAAGAAGAAGTGCTTGGACTTGAAGCGTTACTTTGAGCTCAACCTCAAAGGCGAGTACATGACCAATGTGCGTGTGCTGGTGTCTTCGGACTTCTTCGATGCGCTGACCAGTCATCCCAATGTCATCCGTGCTTACCAGCTTACGCAAGAAAGCGCGATGTTGCGCACCGACCAACGCTCGGGCTTCACCTTTGCGGGTGTGACCTTTGAAGAGTACTTGGGCCAAGCCACAGACATGGCTGGCAATCTGCGCCGCTTCATTGAACCCGGTGAAGGTCAAGCGTTCCCTGAGGGCACGCTCGATACGTTTGCCACGTACTTTGCGCCTGCAGACTTCAACGAGACGGTCAATACTTTAGGCCAGCCCTTGTATGCCAAGCAAGAACCCCGTGACTTTGGTCGCGGCACGGACTTGCACACGCAAAGCAATCCGCTGCCCATGTGCCACCGTCCGAGCTTGTTGGTCAAAGTCGTCGCAAGCTGAGGGGTTAGCCGATGAGTCGAGATCCTTTCGTTCAGCTCATCTCTCGGTTGTTTCTTCGCTTGGGGACTCCCGCTGTGTACACCACACAAGCGGGGGTCTCCCTCAACGTGCGGGTGATCACCAAAGCGCCAGATACGGTCCAAGACTTCGGTCAAACCCATCTGGTGGTCGACACCCAGCGTTTTGAGTTGATGGCATTAGAGGTCAAACAGCCGAGAGATGGCGATCGATTGGTTCTTGGGGGCGTGCGCTACGTGCTTCACGGTGAGGCACTCATTGATCGTGATGGACTCGTTTGGACGGTGAGTGCCTCAATCTGGCCGGAGGGGTAATCATGTCTTCACGGCTTATTGCCGCTTTGAGTGGCAATTTGCAAGAACTCATGGCGGCTGAACTCAAAGCAGCCAGACATGCCGTTACCACGGGTGTGCGTGATGCCACTGATGGCCTCAAAGGTGAGCTGCGAGGTCAGATCACTTCGGCTGGACTGGGGGCACGTCTTGCCAATACCTGGCGCGGTGAGGTCTATCCCAAGGGGCGTGAAAGCCTAGGCGCTGCAGGGTTGGTTTACAGCCGAGCCCCTGTGGTCGTGTCTGCACATAACGAGGGTGCGTTGATTCGTTCGAAGAACGGCTTTTGGCTCTCTATCCCATTACCAGCGGCAGGCACTGGCCCGCGCGGCAAACGCATCACACCGGGGCTTTGGGAGCGCATGCGCGGCCAGAGACTTCGATTCGTTTACCGAGCAGGTAAGCCGTCACTTCTCGTGGCGGACAACCAACGTGCAAGAGCTGGCAAGCGGGGTGGTTTCACAAACGCTTCTGCATCGGCGCAGCAGTCCGGTAAGGGGCTGGTGAGTGTGCCCATCTTTTTGCTCGTGCCACAGGCGCAGCTCAAAAAGAAGTTCGATATTGATTCCGCAGTTCAGCACTGGGAATCACAACTGATTCAAAACGTCATCTCCAACTGGCCCGATGAATAAGGGCGATGGGTGATTAACCGGAGCAGGTCACTGGCCTGTTTTTTATGTCTAAGCGTGAAGAAGCCGTCGGGGCTTTGTTTCAGTTGTTGGGGCAGTTGCCCCTTGGCGGCAATGTGCCCAAGCGAAACAGCGCACTGCCTGAACGCATGACAGAGCACTCCATGGTGGTACTGCGCGATGGCGACATGAATGAAGTCGATGTGATGCTCTCACCACTGACTTATCAGTGGGAGCACTCGGCCAATTTGGAGGTGTACGTGAGCCACCCCGATGGCGCTGAGCGAGACGCGCGCATGGATGCACTGCTCAAACAGTTCTCAGAACTCGTGACAACAGACCGAACTTTGGGTGGCGTTGTGGAGTTCACGCAAATTCACCCCCCGAAGTTTGAAGAGGTTGCGCCCGATGGCGCTGTGGGCATCAAGGCCTGCACCTTGGATGTGGTGATGCATTACGCAAGCAGTGATCCGCTGTCTTGATTCAATTTAAAACTGGAGAAAAACTATGGCCCGTGCCTATGGCGCAAATGCCAGCTTGCTGGCTGCATTCGAACCTTCCTACGGTGCACACCCAAGTGGCAGCACCGACTATTGGAAGCTCCCATTTGTCTCTACCTCATTGGGCTCTGAGCAAGGCCTCATTGCCAATGACCTGATTGGACTTGGCCGAGACCCAAGCGCCCCCATCCGCGATGTGATTAAGGTTGAGGGCGATATGGTTGTGCCGATCGACCTGCGTAACTTTGGCTTGTGGCTCAAAGCTTTGTTGGGTGCTCCCACCTCTGTGGGCGACGTAGACCATCAACACACCTTTGGCTCCGGGCAGCCTGTATTGCCAAGTCTCGCGCTTGAAACAGGCTTGCCTGATATCCCCGCTTACTTTGAATCGTCGGGCGTGATGGTTAACTCCGTCCAAATCAAGTTCGCACGCTCTGGTGCTGCAGATGCAACCTTGGGGTTGATCGCGCAAGGGGAAGTCAAGCAACTCGGATCTGTCGATGCAACGCCACAAGCTTTGTCGATCACACGGTTTAACCAGTTCCAAGGTTCGATCAAGAAAAACGGTCAGGCACTGGGTAACGTGGTGGCGGCGCAGCTGACCTATTCCAACAACCTAGCTCGCATTGAGACCATCCGCTCTGACGGAAAAATCGAAGGTGCAGATCCAACCGTTGCGAGTTTGACGGGCAACTTGGAGGTGCGCTTTGCAGATACAGAGCTCATTGATGCTGCCACCAACAACACGCCACTCGAGCTCACGTTCAGCTACGTGATTGATGCCACCAAGAGTTTGACCTTTGTGGCGCATGAGGTGTATCTGCCCAAACCCAAGCTGTCGATCTCTGGCCCGGGTGGCATTCAAGCCACCTTCAACTGGCAGGCCGCCAAGAACACAGCCGCTGGTCGGATGTTCACGGTCATTCTTCACAACGATGTGGCTAGCTACTAAGTCGCACGTATTCAGCCACACGCACAGGTATTTCCATGCTCAAACTTAACTTGAAACGTGAGCCGTATTGGCTCGACTTGAAACATGGCGTTCGCGTCAAGGTTAAACCTGCCACCACAGCGTTGGTCATGGCAGCACGCCATGCGGCGTCGGTCATTGACGGCAAAGACCATGCAGCAGCGGGGCAGCGCACCGCGACTTTGATCACCGAACTTGCCAAGCTGGCTGTGTTGGCCTGGGAGGGTGTGGGCGATGAAAAGGGCAAGGCCACACCGGTGAGCCCAGAAGGCATTGAAGCCCTGATGGAGTTGTGGCCGGTTGCCGATGCCTTCGAGCGCGAGTATCTGGCGGCTCTGTATTTGCTGGATGCCGAAAAAAACGTCTGAAGGCTCGTACCGAATGGCACTTCGGTGGCGGGCCAGCGTACTGTGAAGCCTGCGCAACAACCTGTCCTGAATGTCCGTACCAAGTAAATGCGCCTAGAACCCAAGAGGGGTGGGAGGCGCTTGCGGTGCTTGAGGTTTGTGCGGGGCAGTTGCGTATGGCTCAAAACACGGTGATTGGTTTGGACTTCAATGCTTGGAGACAAGCCAGTGAGTCTTTAAATGCAGATGTCTGTGCGATGACGCACATATTCCCTGCGATTGAGGCGGGCGTCACGGCTGCCATGAACTCTTCAAGCAACGCAACAACAGGTGACAGCCATGGCTGAACGCAATCTCGCAATTCGACTCTCGGTGGTGGATGGCGGCAAGGTCAAGGCTGAGCTCTCCGATGTTGGAGAGGCGGGGGAGAAGTCTCTCAAGCGCATTGAGGCCGCATCGCAACCTGCCTCAGCAGGATTGCAGATCGTCTCCAAAGCAGCCAACGATGCGTTCGCGCAAATGGAAGATGCCACCTCGCGTCTTGGGCTCCTTGGAACGGTTCTCGGAAAACTCGGTCCCGCAGGTTTGATTGCTGGAGCCTCCATCGCTGCAGCTGGATACGGCATGCATCAGCTGATCGTGCCAGTGGCCGAAGTTGGTGAAGAGCTGAACAAGCTCTCGCAAAAGACAGCGGTGTCAGTGGAGGCCTTGTCTGCGCTGCTTTATGTCTCTGAGCTGTCTGATGTCAGTACTGAGAGTTTGACCAAGGCTTTGAAGTTTTTGTCGACCGCCATGTTTGACGCAAAAGTCAAAAGCGGCGAGGGCAGCGCTGCATTGCGCGCGTTTGGTATTTCGGCATTGGATGCGAATAACCAAATCCGTCCGACCGAAGAGGTCTTGCTCGATCTTGCCGATAAGTTTTCGGCCATGCCAGACAGTGCCGAAAAAGCTGCACTTGCGGTGAAGCTATTTGGCAAGAATGGTCTGGACATGATCCCGATGCTCAACCAAGGGCGGGACGGGATCACGGCCATGATGGAAGAAGCCAAGCGCTTAGGCTTGGTGATGTCTGCAGATGCTGCACGGGCATCGGAAGAGTTCAATGACAACCTGAAGCGACTGCACGCGGTCAACGAAGGTGTGCAGCGTCAAATTGGCTCGGCCTTCATCCCGATCTTGGCCGATTTGACGGAACACATCTTTCTTGCCAAAACAGAGACTGGTGGTTTTAGCAGTGAGCTGATTGCAATCAGCAACAACCGCCAGCAAGTGCTCAACTACCTTGAGGACGTTGCCAAGGGGCTTGGCTTCATTGCTGAGTCGGCAGTGCTGGCCAAGCGGGTCATCTCTCAGCCGTTTGACAGTCTGTCTGTGGTGGGCAAGGACGTCGAAACATGGATGAAGAGCGACATGCTGCGCTCGATGAAGTCCATGGGCTACAACGAACAGCAGATTGATGCGGAGATTGCCAAGCTTCAAGGCGCACGTGACAAGTTTGTTGAATCAGCCAACGAGCGATTGGCGCGCATCAATGACAACCCCGGTTATGTGAACTCGATTGAGAAGTTCTTCGATGAGCAGCGTCGAACCGTTCGGGTGATGGGCCAGAAGTTTGTACTTGATACAGCTGAGCAAGCTGCACAGGTGCAAAAGATCTATGACGAGTTCTTGCCCAAGATGCCCAGAAAGGCTCCTGCCGGGATGGACCTCTCTGGGTTCGACAAGAACAATGAAGGCCTGCAATTTTTAAAACAACTCGAGCAACGCTCAATGCGTGTGACCGGTGGCGAGGCTGCTGAGCTCAGAGCCAAGGCGCTGGACTTGGAGAAAAAGGGCTACGCAGGTGTGCGGGCTGAAGCTGAGAAGTACATCCAAGTCATTGAGGCCATGGAGAAGCAAAAGGTCTCGGACAAGAAGTTCGATGAGTACGAGAAAGAGCTGCAAAAGGTTCATCAGATCACCGAGGGCTACATCGGTAACAACCGTCTCAAACAAGAAGAGCTGGTGCTCAAGCGTCAGATGCTTGATGTGGGGGATGTCGAGCGTGCTGGCATGCAAGTGCGCTTCGATTTGGAAAAAGCTGCTTACGCTGCGCGCAGGCAAGCGGATCAAATCACCGACCCCGGGCTAAAGGCTGAAGCGATCGAGATCATCAATCATGCGTTGTCACGCCAGTTGCCTGTGATCGTTGACTTGGCCCGTGCCAATGCGGAGTACCAACGCAGCTTTGATTACGGCATGCGCTCATCGGTTCGCAGCTATGTGGAAGACTCTACCAACGCTGCCAAGCAAGCTGAGCGGGCGGTGACTTCTGCTTTCAAAGGTATGGAGGATGCGCTCGTTCAGTTCGTGACCACGGGCAAACTCGACTTCACCAGCTTGGCCAACTCCATCATTGCTGATCTGGTGCGCATTCAGATTCAGCGCATGGTCACTTTGCCATTAGCTGGGTGGTTGGGAGGTTTTGGTTCAACACCCACACCTGCGCCTGGCGGCAGCATCGTTCCAATCGGTGCGACAGACCTTGTAAACCCCATGGTCGCAGTGGCACACACGGGTGGCTTGATTGGGTCGGACAGTTTGGTCTCCCGATCTGTGGGGCTTCACAACTTCGCAGGTGCCACCCGTTATCACACGGGTGGTCTTGTCGAAGGTGAGGTTCCCATCATCGCGCAGCCGGGTGAGGCGGTGTTCACGCCCGGTCAGATGCGCGCATTGGGTGGGGCGCTTTCTTCTAAGAACCAGCCTCAAGTGCGCGTGGCTGTGAATGTGATCAATAACGCCTCGGGCGTGGATGCGCGTGTGCAGTCTTCTCAACAAGCGGATGGTTCCATGCGTCTAGACATCATCGTGGAGCAAATTGAAGCTCGCATGTCCCGATCAATTGGTCAGGGCACGGGGATTGCGCCAACTCTTGAGCGCCGCTATGGGTTGAATCCGGCTGCAGGAGCGATGCGATGACGAGTAGTTATCCACAGTTTCCGATTGAACGGATCCCTCTTCCTTCGGTGGATGGTTACACCATCTCGCCTGGTGAGGCTGTGATTCGAACGGACATGGAGTCGGGGGCGGCAAGATCGCGGCGACGGTTCAGTCAGACGCCTGCACGGGTGAGTGTTCGTTGGAACTTGCGCCCGCTGACCTATGCGATTTTTGAATCTTGGTTCAAACACGAAATCCTTGATGGTGCGGAGTGGTTCGAACTGCCATTGCTTGCGGGCATCGGCATGGCCACCACACAAGCGCGTTTCACCAAGGCTTATCAAGCCAAGCTGGTGCGGCGCAACCAATGGGAAGTCAGCGGAGAGCTGGAAATCCGAAACCGTCCAGTTCTAACCCGTGATGCGCTGGGAGTTCTTGTGAACTCTGACTTTGAAGCCTTGGAGCTTTCCATCGACTCGCTCGAATACCTCGTCCAACACCAACTGCCCTCAGAACCCTGGTAACTCAGGTCTGGGGGCTTTCTTTTGAGCCCCCATGAACCTGCAAGAACAGTTAGAAGCAACAGTCAACAAGGCTGAGGTCGATGTGTCCTTGTTGCACCAAGTGGTGCACGGAGACAGCGAGACGGATGTGGTCACCGAGGGTGGTTCTGTCAAAACGGTGGCCAAGGCTATCCATCAGGTTGAACTTGATTTGGCGGCGTCCCGCACAGAGCTCACAGCTCAGGTGGGGGAGGCCACAAGGCAAGCTGGCATTTCCACGAGCAGTGCCAATCTGTCCACGTCCAAAGCAGCAGACGCAGCGGCAACGCTGGCAGAGGTCATGGCTAGAGCAGACGCGGCAACCAGTGCCGTGGTGATTCCTACCAAGACATGGGTGGGAAACGGCACGCAGACAGACTTTGCACTTGACTATGCGGTGGGTCATCCCGGTGCATTGCAAGTCACGGTGGCCAGTGTGTTGCAAACACCCCTAGATGCCTATTCGCTGTTTGATTCCAGAACGCTGAGGTTTGTGACGGCCCCCTTGAATGGGGTGAGCATCACCGCGCGAATGCTGGATAAAGAGAGCCAGACCGGTGCAGCCGCTGCGATGGATTGGGCGACCAAGACCACGGGGCCTGTGCAAGGAACTGAGTATTCGGCGAAATACCAAGCGCAGGCAGCGGCCAGCAGTGCAAGCGCATCAGGTGCTTCAGCTTTGGCGGCTGCAACGAGTGCTTCAGCCTCGGCATCTTCTGCGTCCACATCGAGTACCAAAGCCAGTGACGCGGCTATGTCTGCGGGCGATGCAGCAGCTTCTGCTGCAACTGCAACGACACAAGCCAGCGCGGCTTCTGGTTCTGCCAGTAGTGCGGCTGCATCAGCCACTGCTGCTGCCAACTCAGCGATAACTGCAGCTTCTAAAGCCACCGATGCATCCAGCAGTGCATCGAGTGCTTCGAGTTCAGCAAGTGCAGCCGCAACGAGCGCCAATAACGCGCAAGACTGGGCGACCAAAACAAGTGCGCCTGTCAATGGCGCTGATTATTCGGCCAAGTACTACGCCCAGTCCATCACGGCATCTGCGGCAACTGCCAGTCAAAAAGCGAGTGATGCGGCGGCGAGTGCCACGGCTGCGGCAGGCTCTGCCAGCACTTCTACGACCAAAGCCTCGGAGAGTGCTGCGTCCGCCAGTAGCGCTGCATCATCAGCGACAACGGCAACGACGCAGGCCACTGCAGCTACGACATCTGCCACCAACGCAGGTGCATCTTCGACGGCGGCATCTGGCTTTGCAAACACGGCCAGCACCAAAGCAAGTGAGGCGGCTGCAAGTGCCACGGCTGCCGCAACCTCTGCGACCAATGCAGGTGCTAGTGCAACGAGTGCTGCCGCATCTGCGAGTGCCGCAGCAGGTTCTGCGACGACGGCAACGACCAAGGCCTCAGAGGCTATGGCCAGTGCAAATGCTTCGGCATCTTCTGCGAGTGCGGCTTCAATCAGTGCAACAAGTGCAGCGAGTTCGTTGACTTCAGCTCAAACGCAAGCTACCAAAGCAGCGGATTGGGCGGAGAAGACTGCGGCGACGGTTGACGGGACGGGTTACTCAGCCAAGTACTGGGCAGCGCAAGCGGCTGGTTCAGCCGCAGCAGTGACGACCAACACCATCATTCCTGCGGAGACTTTCACGGGCAATGGTGTGGCGACGGACTTCACAATCAGTCGTGGGGTTTCTTATCCCGGTGCCTTGCTGGTCACGGTCGCAGGGGTGCAGCAAGCGCCAGTGGATGCGTACACCACGCCCACTATGACCACGCTTCGATTCAGCTCAGCGCCGGACAACGGTGTTCTCATCAGTGTTCGGTATTTGGATAAGGAAGCGCAGTCGGGTGCCGCTGCCGCGCAAGAGTGGGCAACGAAGACGACTGGCATGGTCTCGGGCTCCACGGAGTATTCCGCGAAGTACCACGCAGGTGCAGCAGCTGCAAGTAGTTCTGTGGCAACCCAAAAGGCATCGGATGCCTCTGGGTCTTCGACTTCTGCTGCAGCCTCAGCCACGACGGCCACGACCAAGGCATCTGACGCTTCTGCTTCTGCCAGTGCGGCTGCGAGTTCGGCAGCAACAGCCACTGCCAAAGCAGGTGAAGCATCGGCGTCGGCAACGAATGCGGCCTCGTCTGCATATGCAGCGGCGACTTCCGCAACCGCATCAGCTGCCTCTGCCGCAACGACGACTACCAAAGCTTCTGATGCTGCGACGTCCGCTTCTACGGCCACAGCCAAGGCAGCCGAGGCCAGTGGTTCTGCGACGGGTGCTGCAAGTTCGGCGAGTGCAGCGAGTACGTCTGCCTCTCAGGCATCGACCTCCGCCACCAATGCAGCCACAAGTGCAACAGCGTCAGCCACCTCTGCAACCAATGCCCAGACCTATGCCACGCAGGCACAAGCTGCGGCAGCCAGTGCGCAAGGTTCAAGCGTTGCACCGCAGGTGTTCACGGGTAACGGCAGTGCCACTGACTTTGCCCTCACCACGGCAGCGGCCAGTGTGACCAAGCTCATGGTGACGGTGGCCAACGTCATTCAGGACTCGTTGGACGCTTATGTGTTGGTCAATAGCGGTGCAACTTTGAGATTCAC